CCATTATACCACAAAATTGCCGTTTTGTCAACCCCCTGGCTGTTGTATTTTTGCAACAGGGGGCCTTGACAGGTGGGTTGACTTGTGTTATAATGGTTACATAATGAGAAAGGAGTTGTAATGGCTCTACCTGATATTGATGCGATAAACGCCCTTTGTAGGGAAATTGCAGAGGAAACCCTTGATGCCGATATTGAGGCCCTAGAAGAACTAGAGCTCTTGGAGTTGGAAAAGCAATACGAATTTATGAGTTATGCTGACCAACAGGCTGACTTGGATGCAGAATTTTATGGGCTAAAATAGCTCTTGACAAATCGGTAAGGTTGTGATAGGATGGCTACATGATGATGAGAAAAGCCCGTTCCGACCGAAACCATGTGATTTACCAAGTGACCTGTGTGGATACTGGTGACACCTACATTGGCCTGACAGTAGCAAAGGGACAAGCTTTCCTACGCTCTGTTAAGGTGCGAGTGCAGAAGCACTTTAGCCGTGCCAAAGTAGAAGACAAAAATTGGGCTTTCTGTGAGGCCATCCGTGCCTATCCTGAAGCCGAGTGGCGATATGAGGTGCTCGAAGTTGTTCGTGGTCGTAAACCGGCCCATCAGCGAGAGCGAGAATATATCGCTGAGTTTAACCCTTCCTTGAATACATTCTAATGAGCAGATTGAACCAATACCTAGATGCCCGCAGGGCCCGAGTTGACCGTATTATGGCAGCCCTCCGAGAGTTTCGTGAGGCCCAGCCCTCCTATGCCTATCAAGCAGGCTTCTTTGAAAGTCAATTGTTGACCCTTGCGGCCGATGATAATGAAAGCACGGAAAGTCTCATCCGTGACCTCCAGCGGGCTGTTGTTTCCATGCAACAGGGCTAAAATAGTTGCCGAAAGCGCTTGACAAATCGGCATTTTTATGATACAATGGTTACATAGAAAATCGAAAAGGAAAGAAAATTATGTCGAATATCACTAAAGCTCTCCGTGTTGAAATTGCTACTAAGCGTGCTGAAATTAAGGCCTTGGTTGCGAATCTAAAAGAAGTCCGTGCCTCTGAAAAAGAAGCTCGCATGGCTGCTAAGGCTGACAAAGCTGCGGCTAAAGAAGTGAAGGCTGCGGCTCGTGCAGAAAAGAAAGCTGCTCGTATCGCTAAATTAGAAGCCCGTCTTGCTGACTTGAAGAATCCAGTTGGTATTAAGGCTGTAAAAGCGAATCGCAAACCTTCTGCTGTTAAAATTGTAAAGGCTGCCTAATATGAAAGAAGTTTACGCTCTGACCGATAAGTTATGCCAAATTTTAAAGGCTAACTATTATATGAATGGATCCACGCTAGATTATGATTTTATCATCGAGCCGGGCCGTAAGTATCTCAAGGTGGTAATGGTCAGTAACCAACGCTCTGTCCATGCCTTTGTTGATGCCGAGAATGGTGACTTGTATAAGGCCAAGAGCTGGAAGTCTCCTGCCAAGGGCGTAAGGTTTAATCTTTTCAATGATATGCCAAAGCTCGAAAGTATTGGCAAGGCTAACCGTGGCATGTGGGCAGGTGGATATCTCTACAAATAATGCTTGACTTTTGCCTGGATGTGTGTTATACTGGCCTCTGAAAATTGATAAGGAAATAATGATGATACGATTTATAGTTGGTTTGTTGATAGTGATGGGCGCCATGGGTGGTATGGATGACCCTGCCAATCCGCTGTTGCCTCTAACGCTGACAGCCATTGTGGGTCTAGTCCTCATGTATTTCGGTTCAAATAAACTAAAAGGTCAATAATATGGTACTGGTTATCCAAACACAGGATTATGAGAACTATGCTGCTCACCAGGGTTTCACAGGCGAGTATTACTGGAAGGCTAAGGGTGGTTCAGAGTATAAGATTACCAATGTACCTGCCAATGTAGACCTTGCCGAGGTGGTAGAATTGGCCAAGGGTTCTATTGAGCAAAACAATGAATATTTCCAGACCACGATTATTGGGTATGGCCTAGAGGCTGATGATTACCTATCATGGTTCGAAAAGAGCCAATTAGAGTATGATGGCTTTATACAATGTAAAGAGCCTACAATTGAATATAGCGAATTAAATGGAGTATATGCATGAGCAAAGTTGGTGACCTTCTAATCAGCCTCCAAGAGGAGATTACAGAAGGCTTTTTAACCTTTGAGGCCATAGCGGCCAAGTATGAGGTGCCGATAAGTTGGGTCGAAGAAGCGGCTGCACAGTTAAGTGCTGGTCAATAGCGTCCTGGACAGTTGGAAGGAGTCCTCTACAGCAGGTCTACTTTTGCAAAGGGACTCTGACAGCGTTGTATAATGGACATTTTCTGTCCATCCATAGTCGGTCTCTATAAAAATTTTTTCGGCCAGGAATTGGCCATGGAGTGTTGTTATGAAACTAAAGCGTGAAGTGGTTATTACCAATAAGTGCCAATGTAGGCAATGTGGTGATATTATAGAGAGTAAGCATAGGCACGATTTTGTGTCCTGTAAGTGTGGTGCTATCTTCACGGATGGTGGCAAGTCTTACATTAGGCGAGGTGCCAAGGACTTGAATGATATCATTGACCTATCAGAAACCTATGAGGAAGAATATGAAAGCAGTTTTTAAGGATGTGATGTGGTATTGTGCAGGCCATGGTAATGTGGGTATTGTCAAAGTGGAAGACCCATATGATGGTGTGAAGTATTATATTGGTTCTTTTCAAGGACATAATGAGGAAGAAGATATTCAATGGATTATGGATTGGGGTTCTACTTTTCCTAAGTCCGCAGGTGCAGTTCTTTTTGGAGATGTATAATGAAGGGTTTTGAAATTTCATGGGATACCGCAGATTTGATTACTAAGGAATGCTTGATTGCTCACTTAGAGGTCATTGAGGATATGTTGTCGGAACCAAATAAATTGCATCCACATGATTTGCATCGGTATACGGCTCTAAAGGTTTATTTTAAAGAAGTAATAGAATACTTTGGAGGCTCAGTATGAACGATGAAAGAAAATGGGAAATTGGCTCAGATGGTAAATATTACTGGACCCATAAGTCTGGGATTCCAGGTTATACCATATTGTATGCTCAAGCGCTCAAGCGAAAGAAAATCGAAGATACTCTGGCTTCTCTCCACGCCATGCAAGGTGATATGATTGATACTTTGGTTGACCAAAGCGACCTAAGTGAGGCTAAGGATGTAATTAAACGGATTATGGAAAAGCGCTAGGAAGCGTGGAGCGCCGTTGAAAGTCTAAGAGGTGAAAAGATGAGTTTAGATGTTAGTTTAATGAAGGTAATGCCAGTATCGGTCTATGATGGTAATATAACCCATAATCTTGGTAAAATGGCCAGTGAAGTGATTCTTGGAGAAGGATTGACCCTCTATAATATCCTATGGCGGCCAGATGAAATGGTGCCACCGCTGACTGTATCGAATGAATTGGTTGAACCATTGACCAAGGCTTTATTTGATTTGCAAGAACGACCAGAATTCTATAAACAATTCAATCCGCCAAATGGATGGGGGTCATATGAAGGCCTTACGGAATTTGTGCGAAAATACTTGGTGGCCTGTATTGATAATCCTAATACGGAAATATCAGTCTCCCGTTGAGTTCCAGACTGTTGCTTTTTTACAACAGCTACCAAAATAGTGCTTGACTTTTGCCGTGGTTCGTGTATAATGGTACCTGAAATGATTGATAAGGAGATTTAATTATGGCGTATATGAACCAAGAAAAGAAAGCGAAAATCGTGGCTGCAATGAAACCTGTATTGAAAAAATACGGTCTCAAGGCTACTTTCCGTGTTCGTAATCATATGAGCATTTCCGTGAATATCAAGTCTGGCCCAATTGATTTTGGTGGTGACCGTATTCAAGTGAACCATTATTGGTTGGATGACCACTATAAAGACCGCCCTCTGGCTCTGGCTGCTCTAAAAGAGATTAAGCAGGCTGTGATGGCTGCGGACTATTATGACCGTAGCGATGCTATGACCGATTATTTTGATACTGCTTATTATTTTGATATCAATGTCGGCCAATGGGATAAACCTTATGTGGTTGTTTAAAAACTTTTTAAACATTTTGGCGCTTGTTTTCATGGCGCCAATATTGCTCGCTTTGGGTGCCGTGTTGTATGCTGCCGCTTACGGATTATGATGTATTTCTTTCTATGATATTAGCAAATAAAATTAAATGGATTGCCACTGCTGTCACCTTGTGTGGTGCAATGGCAACCGCCTTGATGTATGACCCTTTGAATATCTACCTATTGAATTTGGGTGCCGTTTTGTTTTTGGTCTGGGGTGTCCTAATTAAAGACAAAGCCATGATAACAGTAAATGCTGGCCTTTTGGCAACCTATGTGTTGGGTATTTTTGTGAGATTGTAAAATGATTCGTTGGATTGAAAATGTTAGCTGGGATGATGTGAAGAATGGATGGCATTCCGACATGGGCGTTAATGCTATGCTCATTCAGATTGCTGACCCTGCCACATTCTTTCCTACACCTAAAAAAGAATTTGTGGAAATTCACCAGTTTGAATTTCTGGATGCGGAAGATAGTGATGGTTTTCCTGATGAGACTAAAATCTCGGATGACCAAGCACAACAAATCGTTGGCCTATTGCAACATGCATTGGACAAATCGATGAATGTTTTGGTACATTGTCACGCAGGTATTTGCCGTAGTGGTGCGGTTGTTGAAGTTGGCTCTATGATGGGTTTTACTCCGACTGACCGCTATCGCCAACCTAATCTCCGTGTCAAGCATAAGATGATGAAAGTCCTTGGTTGGACTTATGATGAGAATGAAGTATCAGAAGGAAAAGGTGGCCAGATTTCAAGTGGCGGTATTCTGATTCCTTTTGGTGGTAACTTTGGAGTAAATACATGAATAGTATAATTGCTTTAATGATTGTGACCTCGGTCGGTGTGACTGAGGCACCAAATAACTTTGCGACAATGAAAGAGTGTCAAGCGGTGTCTTCTAAACTAAAGGTAGAATCCTATTGTGTTGAAAAGAAACCGGTTGATATCGAAAAGCAAATGGCCTTGATGATTGGCCTGATGGCGAAGATGAAGAATGAAATGGAAAAGGAATTTAAATAGGCAATACTGAGGCAGGGGGCTCTTGACAATGTGACTGAGCATTGTTATACTGAGCGGTGTCCAGTTTCAGATTAAAAGGGTAAGCAATGACCGATGATGAAGTGTTAGCTTTCTATAATGAATTAGTAGAGTGGTATGGTACCTCTCTGGCTAACTTTGAGCACGAACCAAGACGGTTTGCTTTTCAAGTAAAACTTTACAGGTATTACAAGAGCAGATAATGAAGCTATTAGAAGAATTATATTACCGATTGCAAAGGCAAAGGTGGTTTAATTACCTAGATAGGCAGTTTACTTTAATCGAATGGTGTGTTATAATAGGTCTATTATGTCTAGCAGTAAAACAAATATCAAACCTCGTAATCTGATTGCCAAGGACTTGCGTAGTCCTAAATATCGGATGCGTGTTGCTGCCTGCAAGAAAGGCTACAACCGTAAATCCGATAAGCAATCAGTTTACAAGGAAATATCATATGCATACAAGTGAATATGATGGTCTATGGTTTTTGCCAAATGAAGAAGATGATGATTCATTAAAGCTCGCCTACTTTACTTTCAATGATGAATATGCGAATGGTGTTCCTGAAGGTGGTACAGATTTCGGAGATATGTGGCACATTGCCTTCTTTAAAAAGAATGATGAAGGTCTACCACAATTCGATGATGCTTTTGAAGCCATTTTCCAAGACCCATCGGTATACATCAAAGGACTTTCAGGTTCAGGTCTCTATGGTTGTGTAGTGAGAAAAACAAACAAATCAGGCAAATGGTTTGAAGATTACCTCACAAAAGTCATAGGACATGTTATGATTAAAAAAATGGCTTCATATGCGAAGTCGATTGCAGATTCTTAAACTAAAAGGAAATTTATATTATGCCTAATTGGTGCAATAATACGATTGAGATTCAAGGTGACAAAGCCAAAATTGATGCCTTTGAAAATTTTCTAAATGAAAATTCAGGTAAAGACTGGTTCGATTTCTTTCTACCTTGTCCGCAAGAATTGAAAGATGTTGGTAATGTAAGTTTCCACGAAGAACCTAATGAACAACTGATTGAAAAATACGGTTATGCTGACTGGTATGCATGGTCGGTTGCTAATTGGGGTTGTAAATGGAATTGTGATGCACAGGATTGGGTTCGTAACTCTGATGAATCAATCAGTTTTTGGTTTGATTCACCTTGGGGACCTCCAATTAATTTGTATGAGAACCTAGAGAATGATGAGTATGTTGTGTTTGCAGCATACCACGAAGAAGGAATGGCCTTTGTTGGTCGTTATAGTGAGGGTTTTGATGAGCAGTATCAATACTCCGACCTAGAATCGCTTGATGAAATTCCAGATGATATCATTGAAGACTGGAATTTGCGTGAAATGCTTGAAGAACGAGCAGAGTGGGAAGAGGAGAATGAAGATGAGTAAATTGGTTTTTGGTATTTTAATTCTTGTTGTTGTAATTTTTGCGGTCATTTTTGGTCCGCTACTTACAATTTGGTCGTTGAATGTGTTGTTTCCTGTTTTGGCAATTCCATATTCATTCGAAACATGGTGTGCAGCTGTGATTCTAGGATTATTTTTGCACGGTGATGGTCTTAAAGTGACAAGGAAAGCATAATGAGTAACATTGTTGAAGTGAAAAATGCTCTGTTTACAGAGAAAAAAGAAAAAGATTGGCTAAAATCGCTCTTGCGTGAGCGAGTTGTTGAAATTACTTTTGTAAAAGCAGACGGAAGTGACCGTGTGATGCAAGCAACTCTCTTGGAAACAAAAATCCCAAGTGAAAAACTGCCAAAAGGCAACACAAAAGCGCAAAGTGATGAAGTTTTGCCAGTTTTTGATGTGGAAAATGATGGTTGGCGTAGTTTCCGCTGGGATTCAATCAAACAAATTAACTTTACACTATGAAACCGAAGAAAAAAGCAGTTCTTGAGCAAGGAACACGGCGTTTTGCTGTTGAAACAGTCAGCACTTTTTACGAAGTGCATATTGTTCACGCAAAAAATCAAGAAGAAGCAGAATTAATCGCTAGAAATTCAGATTATAACGCTTCAAAATGGTTGGGACAACAAGTTGCAAATATTTCCGAGTGTTCAGATTCGGATTTAGAGCGATTTTCAAAAATTGATGATTACTTTTTCAGAGGTTACGCAAAAATCGATGAAGAAGGTTGTCTCGTTTACATGAAAGAAGATGGTACAATTAACGGCAACATGCCGAAAGAAAAAATTTGCTAAAATATGCCGAAAAAACGCTTGACAAACGATTCGAAAGCATATATACTAGGACAATGATGAAAAAACATATACATTTATCGACAACACTCTGTTCCATGCTATCAGCAGCATGGCAGGCCGATTATCGCTCAACACCAAGAAGCGAGAATAAAGGCTTTATTGGAGCAAATGGGGTTTATGTGTAAGTTTTAAAAAAATCAAATCGATTTTTCACAGAAACCCTAGAACCTAAAAAGTCTAGGGTTTTTTGTTTTATAGTTCATTAAAAATTTGTATAGGTTATGTTGGGGTATCGCCTAGTCAGGTCTAAGGCACTGGTCTTTGAAATCAGTATCGTTGGTTCGAATCCAACTACCCCTGCCAAATGGAAGCGTGGCAGAGTCCGGTTTATTGCACCTGTCTTGAAAACAGACGGCTCGAAAGGGTCCGTGAGTTCGAATCTCACCGCTTCCGCCATATAAAAACTCTTTGTGTGACTACACTTGAGCCTGGAAAAACTTGCTAATGTCGACCAATGCAAGGACCCACAAGGAAGAAAGGTCACAACACGGTGCAAATCCGTCAGAGAGTTTCTATATGGTGAGTTGGCCGAGTGGTCGAAGGCAGCAGTTTGCTAAACTGTCCATCTGTAATGCAGGTGCATGAGTTCGAATCTCATACTCACCGCCAAATGCTGGGCCGTTAGCTTAATGGTAAAGCGTCCGACTCATAATCGGAGGAGTAAGAGTTCAATTCTCTTACGGCCCACCAAAATGCCCTCGTGGACAAATTGGTAAAGTCATCTCTCTCAAAAGGAGAAGTTCTCTCAGTTCGAATCTGAGCGAGGGTACCAAGTTTATGTGCGTGTGTCGCCGAACGGTTAGGCCGCTGATTGCAAACCAGTTTTATGCAGGTTCGATTCCTGTCACGCACTCCAAGATGCTGTTGTAATCTTACAACACTTTGAAAAAAAATGTTGTAGACCACTTGACAAAGTTTGTGGTTCGTGTATAATACAGTCTATTGAGTTGATAGAGATTCAATAGTAGTTCTTTAAAAATTTGTATAGGTTTTGTGTTCCGTTGGACTTCTGGTGAGGTCATCACCCTTTCAAGGTGACCAGGTTGGGTTCGAATCCCACACGGAACGCCATTTGTTTAGTGTTATCAAGGTATCGTTATAGGACGCTATAACTATTCGGGCCTAACTGGCGAGGGACAGGTCCTGAGATAACTGCTTAGTCGCTATGGGATGGAAGCACCAGACCCCTAAATCGAGCAGATAGCACTAAACAAATGGGAGTATAACTTAATGGCAAAGTAATCGGCTTTTAACCGATAAATCAGAGTTCAATTCTCTGTGCTCCTACCATAAGTTTACCACAAAAAATATGGCCCGTTGATATAATGGTTATTATGCCTGCCTGTCTAGCAGGACAAAGGAGTTCGATTCTCCTACGGGTCGCCAAGTTTATAGCGGGGTATAGTTCTGGGTAACTAGTCGGTCTCATAAGCCGAATTGAGGTGTGGTTCGATTCCCACCCCCGCAACCAGTTTAACAATAACAATAAGGAGATGTATGAAGAAAAGACAGAAAAGTTTTGGATTAAAAGTAGAATGTAGTGATATGCCTTTTGAGAAAGCACTACGCATTTTTCGAAAGAAAGTTGACAACAGCGGTCTTTTGAAAGAAGTTAAAGATAGAATGGAATATGTTAAGCCAAATGTAGAAAGAAAACTAGCACACAACCGTGCTGTTAAAAGATGGCAGAAACAATTGAAGTCACAAAAAATTTAATGAAAGAGTGAAATGAAAACACCTAATTATGATTTTGCAAAAGATTTACCAATCGCAAAGAAAACTGAAAAACAGATTGCTGAGTTCTTGGTAGAAAAACAAAATATGACTTATCTTGGATCCAGTGATACTTTACCAAATGTCAAAAAATCAGATTTTGATATTAAGATGAAGTTCAATGCTTCTGGTACTGAGGTCACGATTGAGATTAAAGAAGACTTTACTTGTGAACGAACAGGTAATGTAGGTGTTGAGTTTGAAAGTTGGGGTAGATTGTCTGGTATTGAAGTATCAAAAGCAGATTTCTACCTCTACAAGATTCATATGCCAGATGGAAAAATTGGTGCTTACATTATTGCTACAAAGAATTTGAAGCAAATGATTGCAGATAGGGTTTATCATCGGATTGTAGTTGGTGGTGACCCTGGCTCATTCAGTAAGAATTATTTGTTCTATCTAAAAGATGTATTAAAGAATTTTAAGTTTTTAGGATTTTTACCTAACTAAAAATCTATTCCGCAAAACCCGAGCAAGGTGCATGGGCGTGACTGTTAATCACTGGTTAGTAGAGTTCGATTCTCTAATGCGGAGCCAAAATTTGGGTGTCTAGTCCCGTAACGGTATCGGGGGCGGACTGTA